TCAATAGCTAGTTCCTCCGTCTTTCGTCTATAATCGGCATCTTTTTGATAACCTGCTTTCAGTTCATCAAGGTCAACATCAATTTTTTCACCATTGACTATTACTTGGTGTAAATCGGTTTCTTGTTTCGCTTCAGCGTTTTCTTTTTCAGACGCTTCTTCTTGAACTTCTGCTTCCTTTTCAGGTTGAGCATCTGTTCTTGTTTCTTCTTTTGTTTCAACTTTTGAATTATCCTCAGTTTTCACTTCGGTTTTCTTTGGTTGATCCTTAACGGCTTCTTTTTGAGGTTCTTCAGTTATCTTGGTATTAATTTTACCTTGATCTAATAACCCCTCAACAGCTTTAGCCGCACCTTGCATTGACTTATTCGTCAATAATGGATTTACGTCAGACATAAAGTCCTCCTTTGGGTTAAGCTCCCATTATGGGTTGGCTTATTCTAACCTATTGGTTAGAATTTTTTTTCTTGTTGATTTTTTCTGAAAATTTCTAGCTGTTTTTCGGCTAGTTTTCCAGTTTCAAGAATACTTTTTAAATGTTGTTCCACTTTTCCAACAACATTATAAGCGATCCAAAGTTTTTCCCTTGTTTCGCCTTCTTTCGCACCTGTTTTATCTAAAAGTGCTTCAGAATAAATTTTTTTAAGAGTATCTAATGACTCTTGAAGAATTTTATTCTCTAATAATTGTTTGACCTGGGATGAACGGCTTAGTTCCTGCTCTCTCCTGGTTTGATCTTTCTGATCCATTAGTACCTTTTAATTGGTCGCTAAACATATTAGCAGACTTCTCTGCTTTTTCAAGAATTTTTGTATTATCTGCCATAATCATCTTGTCTAATTCAGCATCCGCTTTAATTTTAGCTGTATCAAGTTGCGTATTATATTTCAAGGCAATATCTTTAATTTTTGCTTCAAAGTCTAATAACATTTCTTGATTCTTTTGTGATAACTCTTGGTATTGAAGTTCTAAATCAGCAATCTTACGCTTATTCTCTGCATCAATTCTAGTAAATTCTATTTTTTCTATTGGAGTTAATGGTGGTGGTTCAGGTGGAGGCATCATTTGTTTACCTAATTCAGGATTAACAAAGTAACTTTCCACATTTTTAAGCCCTGCGTTCTCAATAATTTTAGATAAAGTGTTATACATATTCTGTAATGTCACCATTGGAAACTCTTTACCTCCCTGTAATTGAAAGGCTTGGAGTTGTCGTTCTAAAATATTGTTAAGCATGATAATTTGTTGTTCTTTTGAACCAGTACCTAGACCAACAACCACAGAAACATTAAAACGATCTCTCCATTCTGTAGGTTTTACTGGAACATATTTGTTATGGATCATAATAACTTTTTCTTTGTCTTGATATTTAACCATCAGTTCAAACATTTTTCTAAATAAGTCTTTCACACCAGTTTCCGCAAAGATTCTAGCAATTAATTCTGAACGCATTTGTGTTTGCGTCATTAACGTATTAACACCAGTTGCTGTTTTTGCGTTTAATGTGTCTGCATCTAATCCTTGTATTGATTTTGAAACTCCAGTTCTGCTTTCTCTAACGGAATCTAAATATTCTAATAAAGGAAAGGCTTGTTGAGAAATCGGTTGAGCTTGTAATGGAGTCATTACTTGGTTTGGTGGTTGTTTCGTTCTTACCACACCACCAGGTCTAGTCGTTAATAAGTCATCCATATTAACCATACCATCCATAATCGCCACTCTGTTATTATTTGTTAAATACATATTATCTAACAGTTGACGCATCACCGTTGATTTCATTAATTGAATATCTTCTACTAACTCCGAAATAGAACGACCATAAAATCTATGTGGCATTGGAATTGGTGTAACCGAAACAAACGGCATTCCATCGCAAGGCATATTTTCTAAAATGAAAGAGCCATCTACCCCTGCGGATAAAACTTTTCTTAATTCTGCTATGCCATCTTTGTCATGATCATAACGCACATAACATTCATAAATTTCAACTTTTTCCGTAGAGCGGTCTGTTGGAGTTTCAATAGGGAAAGCACTAATCGGTCTTTCTCTAATTAAACTTTCCGTTTGGAATAAAGATACTTGAGCTGTGGGTAATCGCATCACATCTTCTTCATCAAATCCCATTTGAATAATTTCGGATCTAGTTAAGTAAACTCTTTGTGCGATAAAATCAGCGTCATCAATCGTCTTAGCATTTCTATTAATTAAAAATTCATCAGGCGTTACCGATTCTACTTTAATCCCCCCTTTTTTAATTGTTCTTTTCAAAGTGCAATTATGTAAAAGAGGTTTAGGGAGTTGAGCTTTGATAATTTCTAATTGGGCAGGATCGCTTATTTCCATTTCGGCTTTAGCGATAATTTCTTCGTTTTGTCCTTTTACTTTTTCATCTACAATTTCTTCTTCACTTATTTTTTCAATATCATCGTTTGTGTCCATTAACGCATAATATTCATCTTCGGTTAGATTTTTATAAGTTTCATGTTCTACTCTTTCGCTTTCGTCATAATAAACTTTTAAAAATCCATTCTTTTCAATTAAGGCATCTTTGAAAAAATTATATAATAATTTAAAACCATCATTCTCTTTATAAAAAACATGGTTTAAATAAGCTGTGGCTTGATCCGCCATTGGCACATCTTCAGCCGTTACTGGATCGCAACGTACTACTTTATCGGAAGCGGTAAAAATTCTTAAAAGATTAGGCAGCATACTTTCCACCGTATCTGCTACATCCGTAGATACGACTTGGGAACGACCATCTATTTCTGTTCCTAATTTGTCGCCTAAATAATATTCTAATGATTTTTGTCTAGCCGCAGATAAAGGTCCGCCTAAATAACCTAACGCATTATTTATCTGTTTGCCTATTACGGCTCTTAATTCTGGATCTTCTGAAAATTTAATTTTTTTTGCCATCTTAAATTATATATGCTGTATTGACTTTTATGGGTTTTTTCCAATCGCTCCTATTAACTGGTTCTACAATAGACCCATACCGAAACGCATCTGCAAAGTGCGATGCCCAATTATGGAGGGGTCTGTTTTTAAAGCAGTTGTTTTTTTCATCCCATCGTTTGCAATAGGACTTTAATGCTTCTACTAGCTTTTTGCAATTCTTTTTGTGAAACCAACATTTCGGTAAAAGCCTTCTACTTTGCTCTATTCCATCTTCTATACTAAGTTTTGGTGCGATGTCAAATTCTAAGCCTAATTCCTTAGCGGTTTCCCACCTAGATTTGTTTGTTCCTAGCTCCCTGACCTTAATGTCATGGGGTGCGATGTGCTTGGAGTAGTTATAGGGTTTGCTATCTATTATGTTTAAATAATGGTCTAAACCCTCTCCTGAGTTTTCATAATAATCTATAACCCTAATTTCGCCTTCATGCCTTTGAACGAAAATAATAACGGTGCTATCGTTCATTCCTAAATCCCACCAGGTTTCGGTTTCTAATTCCTCATCTATTTCAAAATTTTTTATTCTCCCTTGCGAATCCAACTTCTCAATTAAGCTGCCATAATAAGATCCTGAGATTCCAGCTTGGAACGAACACTCCATCTCCTGAGCATAGGCTTCAGGCGACATGACATCTTTGGCTGCGGTTAATTCTTTTTGATTAATAATTTTTGTTTCACTAGCTTTAAAAATGCAAGTAAACCAATCGTTGGTGTGCTTTGCCATTTCATGCAGTTCATAAAAGTAATTACGACCTTTGGGTGTACCAATAAAGATTGCAAACCCACCCCTGTCGGAAAGGCAAGGTCGCAGTACGGTGTCAAATAGGTCAGGTGCCACATTCTGCGTTTCATCCACAATAATACCATCAAAATACTGCCCTCTAATAGCATTAGAGTTTTCAGCTCCAATAATCTGTATTCTGGAGTTGTTGACGTTAAAATCTACTCTGAGTTCTGATTCATTAAACTTCACACCAGGAATTGCGGCAGAAAATTGTTTGAGATAATCCCAAGCGGTGCTTTTTCCTTGAAGTCTGTATGGCGAAATAAAGGCGTATCTGGGGTAAGGGCGTTTGTTGGTTAGTGCAGCTTTGATCAAGTGGTTGATTGCGAAAACTGTCTTACCACCTCTCCTATGTACTATGATTACATTGAAGCGGTTCTTATCGCATTTCTTGTGCAAAAAATTCTGGATTTCTCTGGGCTTGTAGGGAATGACGATTTGTTTCAAAATATTACAAAACCCCCTTTAGTGTAAAGTTCTTTTAGGTTTCATATTGTGGTCATCTTGGACAAATTCTTCTGTTAGGAATTTACTAAAATCATTAGCTTGTTCATCGGTATCAAAGCCTGTGAAATGAGTAACGACAACAGGTTTTTTAGTTTCCTTGTCTTTTAAAATAAAAATGATTGTTTTTAAAATTAAATTGTCCATGTCAGTTTTAGTTCAAACTTAAACCAAATAATAAAGTTTAGATGTGTGTACCTCCGTTAAAATTAAAATTCCCATCCGATCTCAAAAACTCCCAACCGCTTCAATAAAACCCCCTCAAGTTGAATAATTAGTTCAAATAGCTGGATTTATTATTTCCGATAAGTAATCAATATCGGAATATTACTAACGATAATTAATTCTTATCAATAGCTTGGCTATTTTCTTGTTATTACTTCACATATAATAGCTATGCTTTTTATGTGTAAGTAATACACAAACACCAAGCAATTCAACACTTTAGAACGATTCTAAACTATTAATTCTTACTCCAACTGATGTTAATTGGCTCTGAATTAGATCCTTTTAGTGTTAAAACTTCCGCAGACTTGCCATAAACCTTGGATTTGAGCTTTGAAGCTGTCCATTGTGAGTGGGCACTAACTATTTTATAGAGATTCACAAGATTCTGCCCAGCCTTTCCATCAATCTGTCCGCTTTCAATCTTGGACTCTAGTTCAAGTCTTTTATCTTTTAAATTACTTAATTCTAAATCAATGGCTAACTCTTTTGCCTTTTGATAACAGCTCATCAAGTCATTATCCTCAACTAATTCTTTTCTAAAGCTAGTCCAGGTATATTCAATGCCTTTTTTGAATAGTTCTCCATTAGGTTTATCAAATATCTGTCTAATGGTTAAACCATCAGCGATTAGGTCTAAGATAGTATTTTTTAACTTTTCAGATAATTTGCGTTTTCTTCCTGCCATAATTTTGTCCTTTAGTGGCTGGGCGGATAGAAAGGAAATGCTATAGCTAATTAGATACCGCCCAAGCCTGAGTTATAACTTGTTTAAGCTGAAAATTCCAAAGGGTAAAGGAATAGTAGCCAATTAAATATATAGCACAAGATATGGTATTTACCAATCAAATATTGATTTGGGCTTATGAAAGGTCCTCTTATCACCAGTAATGGGATTTTTTTTAATAATTTTTCTTTTCATCATATCGTCCATTATTCTAGTAGCTGTAAAACTCCCAAATCTTGAATGATTATAAATCCAACGGCATTGCTCCACCGACAACATCCCAGCCTTATAATCAGATTCAAGTTGCATTACAATTTCTAGCTTTTCTTCCTTAGTGTAATTATTATTATAAAAATGCTGCAAGGGTTTATCCTTATAATAGTAAAAATGTGGTTCTTCAGGGGGGGTGGCAGAGAACTTATTACTCATTAAATTTCTTAAAACCTTTAGATCTTCGCTTACTTATATTATTATTATGAATAATAGTCTTATTCTCTAAATACTGAGTAGATTTTGGGTAGGGGGGTTGCGTAGAATCTGATAGGGTGCTTACCCTAAAATTACTTAGTCTGAGCTTATAATAGTTTGAGCTGATTCCTCTGTTGATAACCAAATAACCATTTTTGACCAATTCCCTTTTACAATTTTGAAGGGTATTAATAGAGATTCCCAGCTTATTCAATAAAGTCTTATTTCTAAGGTGGCGGAACTTGGGGGATAATGACCGAATATAAATGAATAGCATTTTAGCATCATTACTTAACTCAAGCGAATTAATCACTTGATTCGGAATCATTGAAAAACCCTTATTTTTAGTCATACCCTTGCTAAGCATATATACACAAATTTTGGGTATATCAATACACTATATCTAGTAGCTTTTCCTGGAATAAACACAAGGAACAGAAAGGGAACGGATAACTTTTATTTTCTTAACCCTTAAAATATTATACAAAAGCTGTACTTCTTTGTTCATTCTGCTATTATAAAGCATGATTCGTTTAACAAATAAAAAGGGAGAATAAAAATGATAACGGCACATACAGTAGGAAGTAAATATGCAGAAGTTAAAGACCTTAGAGTTAAGGAAATAGCTAAGCTAGTAAGAAAAGACCTTAAAAAGTTCAAAGGTTGTAAATTTTCTGTGAAGTCAACATACAATAAAATTGATGTAGCTTTAGTTGATTGTGATGACATCAAAAAATATTTTTATATTTGGGAGGGTGTAAATCAAAAAGACCCTAGATATACTGATACTTTTCACAAAGAAGTTAAATCAATAATGAACCAATATAACTTTGATAATGGGGATAGTATGTCTGATTATTGGCATCAGAATTTCTTTGCCTTTTTTAACTTACATTTTCCATTATTAAAAAGAGCAAGGGTAGAATTTGGCTTGAAAGGTTTTGAATTAACAAACTAATAAGACTCAAAGCGGATTAGAAATAGTCCGCTTTAAGACTTATTATAATAATAGGTCATTAACAAAGAAAGGAGAAAAAAGATGAGCTATTCAAATCTAATAACCGATAACCAAATAAGAAACTTACATCATACGTCAATGAAAAGTTTTTATGATGAACAAAAAGCAACAGGAAGATTTGAAATATTAGAGGGCAAGGAGAAAAAATCTTACCCAAATTCAACTCTATTGTGGTTTGATAATCAATTAGAGAGTTTGTTAGCTTTTAACTATTATTCTAATTTATTTAAAAATACACTACATTTAAACGATATGGCAGATATTAAAGATGAATATAATATTGGTCGTTATTGTGTTTTAGTAAATACTATTTTGAATAAATGAAATATGAGTGATGAAAATAGAAAGGAGGAAAGCGATGAAAATAATTAGCGAAGTATTAGACTATATTAGTTTTTTATTATTGCTCTATTTCTGCTATTTGGGTTTGAAAT